ATTGAGCAGTTCTCTGTTACGATCGAGTACGACTACTGGACAAACTCCAACACCAACTAAGGTTTGGAGAGTCTGTATAAGTAGTAGCAGGGGAGGGAAATCTCCCCTGCTTTTTTCACAATTATAGGAAACAAAAAATGGCAGTGTCAGTGTTCGGGTTCGAAATTAAAAGAGCAAAGAAGGACGAAGATGCGGTCCAACCAGTCAGCATGGGATCTGTTGTTGCCCCTACTGATGACGATGGCGCAGGATATGTCACTTCGCCCTCATTTCATTATGGAACGCACATGGACATATATGCTGATCTTCAAGTCAAAGATCAAGCAGACCTTATAAACAAATATCGCTCTTCTGCGACTCACCCAGAAGTCGATATGGCAATCGAAGAAATCGTCAATGAGGCGATTGTAATTCCTGACGACGAGAACGTAGTTGAGTTGAACCTCGACGCGGTCGAAGTCTCAAAGAATATCAAGAACAAAATTCACGAAGAGTTTCAAACTGTCCTAGACATGTTACTGTTTAATGAACGTGCTCATGATATGTTTCGTTCTTGGTACGTCGACGGACGCATGTACCACCACTTGGTAGTTGACAAGAACAATCTCAAACAGGGCATACAAGAAGTCCGTTATGTTGACTCCACCAAGATCCGTAAAGTTAAAAACGTCAAGAAGAAGACCGACCCAAACACAGGCATCTCTCTTGTAGATTCTGTTGAAGAATTCTACATCTACAATGAGAAACCAGTCTCTGATAAGAAGGGCAGTGCTTCGCATTCTCTTGACCCAAAGAACAACGCTGTACGTCTGAGCAACGACTCCGTCAGTTACATCACCTCTGGGTTACTTGATGAAAGTAGAAAGAAGGTTGTTTCCCATATCCACAAAGCACTGCGCCCAATCAACCAGTTGCGCATGATGGAAGACTCCTTGATCATCTACCGTCTGGCACGTGCACCAGAGCGTCGTATCTTCTATGTTGATACTGGCAACTTGCCGAAGGGTAAGGCAGACGCGATGGTAAACGACCTGATGACCCGTTACAGAAACAAACTGGTATATGACCAAGCGACTGGCGAACTAAAGGACTCACGTAAGCATATGTCTATGCTTGACGACTTCTGGTTACCTCGTCGTGAAGGCGGTCGTGGTACTGAGGTGTCAACACTTCCAGGCGGTCAGAACCTTGGCGAGATCGATGACGTTCGTTACTTCCAGCGTAAGGTATACCAAGCACTGAATGTGCCAGTATCTCGTCTTGAGCAAGAGCAAGCGTTCTCTCTGGGTCGTGCTACTGAAATCAACCGAGAAGAGATTAAGTTTCAGAAGTTTATATCTAGATTACGTTCTAGGTTTTCTAAACTGTTCTTCCATATCCTGCGACAAAACTTAGTGTTGAAGGGTGTAATCACTGATAGTGATTGGGAAGAGTTGTTCTCTAACCGTATCCGTGTAGAGTTCTATAAAGACAATCACTACACTGAACTCAAGGACGCAGAAGTACTGGCATCCAAACTCCAGACAATGGACCAAGCAGCACAGTACGTTGGTGATTACCTAAGCAAAGAGTGGGTAATGAAGAATATCTTCCGCTTCACTGAAGAAGAAATGGAGAAGATGAAAGAGCAAATAGATAAAGAAGTCGAGTCTGGTGATATGCCAGAAGACGATGAAGAAAACAACTCGTAATTAGGAGAAAATGATGAGTGATAATGAAACTGTAGATGTTGAAGTAATTACCCCTTCTATTGAAGACATGCTGGACGCCATTGCTGGTGGCAACGCTTTGGACTCGCAGAAGATGTTTGCCGACCTTATGTCAGCAAAGGTGTATGATGCCCTTGAAGCAGAGAAAGTTCGAGTTGCTGGTCAAGTCTTTAACGGCGAAACTGATCTAGAGGTTAGCGAAAAGGATCTAGAAGACGCCGCTGCTGAACTTGAAGCAGAAGTCGATGATTTCTCAATGGACGCATTGATAAGTGACTTGGACAATGAAACAGAAGTTGAAGAACCTGTTGCTGAAGTAGAGGTTGAAGAACCTGTCGCTGAGATTGACCTCGGGTCAGACGAAGAACACGAAGAAGTAGAAGATACTCTCGGGTTATACGGCGACGAAGAAGCAGAAGCAGACGTAGAAGAAATTCTTTCATCTGAAGAATAAATAAGGTATAAATAATAGTTATGAAAACCTTTTCAGAAATACGTAATAAGAAACCTGCCGGCAACCTTGTGCACAGCAAGAAGTACAAGCGAATCGGCACACAGGTCTACAAGACCCCTAAAGGGTTTACTGCGTATATTGACGGTGACCTTCTCGACACCTTCCGTTCTGAAAAGGATGCTATTAAATCAATCGAGACTGCTATCAAGGAACTGACATGAAACTGATTGCTGAATTCAACGAACAGAACGTACAGTGTATCGTTGAGAAAAATGAGCAAGGTGAAAAGTCTTATGTGATTGAAGGTGTGTTTGCTCAAGCAGAGCAAAAGAACCGGAATGGTCGTATCTATCCAAAGAAAACTATGGAGAGAGCGGTTAATAAGTATGTTGAAGAGCAGGTATCTAAGAATCGAGCGGTTGGCGAGTTGAACCACCCTGAAGGTCCAACAGTCAACCTCGACAAAGTTTCGCATCTCATCACTGATCTTCGTTTCGAAGGCAATGATGTGATCGGAAAGGCATCAATCCTTGATACTCCTATGGGTAAAATCGTAAAAGGTTTGCTTGAAGGCGGTGTCAACCTTGGTGTCTCAACTCGTGGTATGGGTAGTCTTGAGCAACGAGGCGGGTCCTCGTATGTCGGAGACGACTTTGTTTTAAGTACGGTTGATATCGTACAAGATCCATCTGCACCGAATGCTTTCGTTAATGGTATTATGGAAGGTGTAGACTGGGTCTGGAGCAAAGGAGTTCTGGTCGCTCAGGAAATATGTGAAGAACAAGAGACTGAAATCGTTACTCCTTCTGCAAAGGTATACTCGTATGCCGAGCAGACTCGTGAGTTCAAATCTTTCCTCTCTAATCTTAAAGAAACCCTTTAAATAAGGAGTCCTATTATGGATCAAGAGCAAAATGTGGAACTCGTTGATGCTGTCGCTGAAGGACATGACATGAAGAACGCTGAAGACCAATCTGTAGCTGCTACTGCTGCTGCCGCTGGTTCTACTTCTCAAGCACCTGCACGAACTGGTGATAAGAAGAACAGCGATCCGATGCCAAAGACTAAAGCAGGCATGATCAACGCAATGTATGGTAAGTTGAACAGTATGAAGAAGGCAGATCTGCAAGCTTCATACGGAAAAATGATGGGCGAAGACATCGAAGTTTCTGAAGAAGAAGTTGTTGCAGAAGACGCAGCATCTTACTCTGAAGAACTGGATGCGCTGGTCGAATCTGAAGCAACTCTTTCCGAAGAGTTCAAGCAAAAAACTGCTGTAATCTTTGAAGCGGCATTGAAGTCACAACTCGCTGAAGAAATTGAGCGAATTGAATCTACTTATGAAGAGCGTCTTGCTGAGGAAACTCAAGTACAGCGTTCAGAACTCGTTGAGAAAGTAGATTCCTACCTGAACTACGTGGTTGAGAACTGGATGGCAGACAACGCTGTTGCAATCCAGAACGGTTTACGTGCAGAGATCGCTGAGAACTTCATGGAGAATCTGAAAGGATTGTTCACTGAGTCTTACATCGATGTACCAGAATCTAAGGTTGACCTCGTTGATGATTTGGCAGAGCAAGTTGAGGAACTCGAAGAGGCACTTAACAAGACTACTGCTGATGCAATCGCTATGAGCGAAGAAGTTGAGACACTGCAACGTGCGGCAATCGTCGCTGAAGCAGTTTCTGATCTTGCTGAAACTCAGGCAGAGAAGTTTGAGAAACTTGTTGAAAGTGTAGACTTTGAAGACGCAGAAGTATTTGCATCTAAAGTCGCTACTGTCAAGGAATCATTCTTCGCCAAGCAAACAAACGCAACTGAAGAAGTAATCGCTGAAGAAACTGCTCCTGTAGCAATCTCTGAAGATACCTCTCCTTCAATGGAGCGTTACCTAACTGCAATTCGCAAAACTACTCGATAACCCATTAATTCAAGGAGAATATAAATGGAACTTAACTACGAATCACTGGTAGCCAAGTGGGCACCAGTACTGAACGAAGAAACTGCCGGACCGATCACTGATCAGTACCGTCGTAAAGTAACTGCTGCTGTTCTTGAATCTCAAGAGAAAGCAATGATCGCTGAAGGCGCTCAGTCACAATTCATGACTGAAACTGCTGCCAACGCTACTCCTGCTGCTGCTAACTGGGATCCAGTATTGATCTCATTAGTACGTCGTGCTATGCCTAACTTGATGGCATACGACGTTTGTGGTGTTCAACCAATGACTGGTCCTACTGGTTTGATCTTCGCTATGAAGAGCAAGTACAAGACTACTCGTGGTGGCGCTACTTCTGGCGACGAAGCACTGTTTGGTGAAGCAATCGCTCCATTCTCTGGTGACTCTTCTGTTACTCAATCTGGCGGACCTTCTGGTCTTGACGGACTGACTGACTCTAACGGTGACTCTTCAATTGACAACGACCGTACTGGTCCAACTGTCGGTGGCGGTATGCCAACTGCTGACGCTGAAGCACTCGGAAACACTGGAAGTGACTTCGCTGAGATGGGTTTCACTATCGAGAAAGCAGCTGTTGAAGCAAAGTCTCGTGCACTGAAGGCAGAGTACACTATCGAACTTGCTCAAGACCTGAAAGCAATCCACGGTCTGGAAGCAGAAGCAGAACTTGCTAACATCCTTTCTGTTGAAGTTCTTGCTGAAATCAACCGTGAAGTTATCCGTACTATCAACAGTCAAGCGAAGACTGGTGCCACTACTGCAAACACTGCTGTAAACGGTATCTTCGATCTGAGCACTGACGCTGATGGTCGTTGGTCGGTTGAGAAGTTCAAGGGTCTGTTGGTTCAACTTGATCGTGAAGCAAACACTATCGCGAAGGAAACTCGTCGTGGTAAGGGTAACGTTGCTATCGTCTCTTCTGACGTTGCTACTGCTCTTGTTGCTTCTGGCATGCTTGACTACACTCCAGCAATCTCTGCTAACTTGCAGGTAGATGACACTGGTAACACCTTCGCTGGTGTACTGAACGGTCGTATGCGCATCTACATCGATCCATATTCTGTTGCTGACTATGTAACTGTTGGATACAAGGGTACTAACCCATATGACGCAGGTGTTTTCTACTGCCCATACGTACCACTGCAAATGGTTCGCGCTGTTGGCGAGAATGACTTCCAACCACGTATCGGGTTTAAAACGCGATATGGTATGGCGTCT